CGCTCGTCTGCAAGGCGTAACCAACATCTAAGTCTTGTAGGTAAGTCACTACTGACGTAGAATAAGAGGCGGGTTCAAAAGACCCGCCTTTTTCTTTTGATGGAGAACTAATAATGAAGCTGCGCTTAACTCAACCTGGATTCGAAGGCTATAGCGCTCAGATGGGCGTGGTCTTCTTTGAGAACGGTCTGTCCACAACAGACGTGTCGCCACATGACGCCATCAGAATGGCAGCAGTAATGGGCTGTGAGTGGGAAGATGGTTCGCCTGCAAATGTCGGTCAAATGTACCTGGACGGGATGAATGTGCCGGCGCCAAGTGACCAAGAACAGCGCGACGCACATGGCTCCAGCGAACAGAGTAGCGGTGATGTCGTGAAACAGACTGGCGTCTCGTACGCCGAAGAGCAACTTGCCGCTATCGCGGATGACAAAGGCATTACAGGCTTGCGTGATATCGCTGAGCCGCTCGGCATCAAGGGCAACTCGATTCGTGGGCTGATTGACGCCATTATGAAAGCCACTGGCGCACCGAAGACCAAATAATGGAAATCTACCTCGCTGGCACACCAGTAACATTGACCGTTCCGCTGCAAGACCGCAGCGGCAACCCCATCAACGTCACGTCCATCAATTACCGAGTCGTCAATCAGGATGGCGTCGAGATGGTGACGCAAACGGCTCTAAGTGCGTTTGTGGCCGGCAGCGCCAGCGCGGTTATCGAAATTCCCTCCCTGGTGAACACGATTGCCGTCGTGCCGTCGCCAATTACCAGTAACCAGATTGACCAATTCACGCCCAGAGAAGTTCGTACCGTCGAGCTATTTTTGAATGTGGCTGGCAATACGGTGATGATCGCTAAGAGCTTCGCCCTTGAACCTGCTGACCCGCTGATCGTCGGCATCAACTCGTTTCAGACGTTCTCGGAATCCGAGCTGGTTGCACTCGATATTCCAAACATAGATGGATGGAATGCTGCGACTGAACATGACAAGATGGCGGCATTGGTTGACGCTCGCGCCCGCATCTGCCAGTTGAATTTTTGGCTGCTTAACTCGAACATTAACTGGGGTCAGGACAACCTGAACTTTGTACCAGAAGGCGCATATCAATCGCCTTATGCCGCGGCAAACAATCAACTGTTTATGTTCAACGGCAACCTGTCGCTGCTCACGCCGACTCAATACAACAATTTGCCAATTCGCTTTCGCGCGGCGCTTCGTAAGGCACAGGTTGCCGAAGCTGACGCTATTCTTGGCGGAGATCCTGTTGAAGCGCGTCGTCGCGAGGGTCTGATGTTGGAGTCTATAGGCGAGGTGAAGCAAATGTACCGAGCTGGCAAGCCGATTGACCTGCCGGTCTCGAAACGGGCGCTGCAATACCTGAGTCAATTCGTGACATTCTCGAAGCGTGTTGGCAGGGGCTAGTCGTGATCTACGACGATCTGGCTGACCGCCTGACGAACGAATATGGTCTGCTGCTGTTTGCGCTGTTTGGTCGCTACCAGTCCATGCAGGCACCAGGTGTCGAGATTACGCCAAAGGCACTGGTCGACCTTCAGGTCGATGCCTATGCGCTCGGTAGAGCGTTCTATGACATCGCTAAGACCGAGATCGACGCATACCTGCGCCCGATGCACGATGGCGGCTCAGAAGAGCTTGATGTCGCGCTCACGCACCGCAAACAAGAAGTTCTGACGCTGGTTCGCAAGATGGTTGTTGAAAATGTACAGCAAGTAACGAAGCTAGGCAGAACTGGGCTTAGTGACTACTCGCGCTTGATGCGAGATGCGCACGGCGCAACGGGGTTGCTGATTCAGCGCAAGGTCGGAACCATCGACTTCAAGACGACAGACACTTTTGGCCGCAAGTGGGGTGCGAAAACGCTCATGCGCGTGGTGATTCGAGATTTTGGCTACCAGTCCTGGCTCGATGCGCAGTTCGACGAAATGCTCGCAAGCGGCACTGATCTGGCGACCGCATACAGAAATAACGAGAGCGGTATCGACATGACTTTTTCGATCACCGGCGATACGCCTAAATATGAGGCACTTGACGATATTCGCTCAAGAATTTTTCATCCCAATTCAACTCTTCTGGTGAAGGCTTATGTTCCGTCCTAATCAAGATTGCGTCATTCAGAAGCGCGGCTTAAACGACGTGTACGGTATGCCGATACCGGGCGTCAACGTCAAGGAGCGTTGCACCATCGTCAAGATGAACATCAAGAACGAAAAGTCCTCAGTTCGCGCTGACACTTCCGCTTCTCGTGGCAACGCTCGCGAATTTGAAGACGATGCGGAATTTCTGCTGAACAAGAATACTATGGCGCAGATCGACGACGTGATTCTGGTTGATGGTTTTACTTTTCGCATCATGACAAGGTTTCCCCGTAAGAATCTACAGGGAGTGCCAGATCATGTTCAGATTACCTGCACTTTCTGGAGCGCATAATAATGAATCTAATGCCGCTCGCACAGCGCCTTGAAGCTCAAGGCATCGGTATTCAAGGTAGCACAATTTTCATCAACATGATTCCGGCAGAGTGTTCAGAAGGGGTTTTGTTGAGAAACAAATTGCAAGGCACGTTGATTGACTACGAATTGCCAGGATATTACAAGGCGAAATTTCAACTGATTGTTCGCGCAAAGGGCTATCAGTCTGGCGACGTGCTGATTAAAAAGGCTATCGCCGCGCTGCTCGTGAACAATACGCAGATTGGCACCATGTACGTGCGATATATGCGACCCGCAACGTTGCCGGTGGTATTTCCGCTATCCAAGGGCAACCTTATTGAGTTTGCAGTTGACTTTGACGTGCTATTCAACGAATGAGCTTCAATACTCAGGGCATGGACGAACTAAAGTTGCAACTTCAGCGGCTTCGAGATGTTCCTATCGCCGCAAATGCGGAATTGAAGAAATGCGCCGGAGAGGTTGCGGACTTAGCGCGTCAAATGGCGCCAATAGATGAAGGTAATCTTGAGAGGGCCATCAAGGTGCGCTACGAGGGCGTCGAGCGCAATGCTCTTGGTCGGTTCGTCAACGGCGGCGGCGCATATACGATCTACGTAGACAATGATATGTCTGTTGACGGTCGCGACGGCAAGACGGTTGGCGACTATGCCTGGATCATGCATGAGCATTTGACGCCGGCTGGAGATATGAATCTAGGGCCGAAGTCGGAAGAGAAGCAGGCGTCGCAAAGCATTCAGGTGGGCGGCAAGTTTCTCGAACGCGCCAGTGAAGCGATGAGAGATGGCATTTATTCTAGTCTCGCCAACGTCGTTCGTAAGTACATTAAGGCTATGGACATTAAGTAGTCTTTGTGTTAATCTTTATAAGTCACAACTGACTTATTTCTCTCTTTGCAAAGGAGTTTTTGAATGAGCGACACAAAAAACGTCAAGATCGGCGTGTGTAAGGTGCTGTATAACGGCGTCGATCTGGGCTATACTCAAGGCGGTGTAGAGGTTACAGTCAAAACCGAAACCCATAAGGTCATGGTTGACCAGTTCGGCAAGACGCCGATCAATGAGTACATCATGGGCCGCGAAGTGATGGTGAAATGCCCGCTGGCTGAAACCACGCTGAATAACTTGGTCGAAATCATGCCTGGCGCAACGCTGTATGAAACTGGTGGCGTGCAAGCAACTGGCACGATGACCATCGCTACGCAGCCGACAGACGGTCAGACCGTGAAGATCAACGGCGCGACCGTAACATTTAAGGCGGCGAACCCGAATGCCGCGAACAACGAAGTGCTGATTGGCTCATCTGCGTCGGCAACTGCGACCAACCTTGCCGCCGCGATTAATGCAACAACCAGCGGCGCTCTGACCGCCGTGACCGCTGCTGCCGCATCGGCAACAGTTACCCTCACGTCCGTTATGAAAGGCTCTCTTGGTAACAGTATTGCCATTGCAACCGGCACCGCTGGCGCCTCCGTGACTGTTTCTGCAGCCACGCTGACGGGCGGCGTTGATGGTACGCCTGCTCGCGTTGATGTTCAAGTCGGCGTCGGCAGCAATCTGCTGGACATCGCCCGTCCGCTTATTCTGCATCCTGTATCCAAGGCTGATAACGACCACTCCGAAGACTTCACCGTGTTCAAGGCCGCTACCGCAGGCGCACTGAACTTCGCGTACAAGCTGGAAAACGAGCGCGTCTTCTCCTGCGAGTTCAACGGCTACCCCGACCCTGTAACCGGCAAGCTGTTTGCAATTGGCGATCCTGCCGCCGCTTAATCCAGTAAGTAACTCGTGACTAATTCTCGCCTTCGGGCGAGGATGCAACCATCGAAGGAACCATAAAATGAAGATTCTGAATCTCGACAAATTGAACATCAATGAACAGCGTAAGCTCGTTATCGGCAACGTGAGTTACCCGGTCGAGGAAATGACTGTCGAGAATTTTATTGTCACCACCAAGGCGGCAGAAGACATCAAAGACGACTCCGTGGCGGTGCAGATTGAAGCGACCGTGGATATGATTGGTCGCAGCATACCGACGATTGACTCCGCGATCCTGAAAAAGCTGTCGCTTGACCAATTGAACATGATTGTTGCTTTCGTTCGCGGCGACGATGTTGACGGCGTGGAATCTAGCGAAGAAGGTGACGATCAGCCGGGAAAGTAAGAACTGCCGACATTGAGGAGCTTGACTTCGGGTTTCTCTTTAGTCGGGTGCTGAGTTTCTATTCGCTCTCCTACCGCGAGTTGATGGGAATGCCAGTCAAGACGTTTTGGATGCTGAATCAGAACATCGACCGCATTCTGGCGCAACGAGATATGAGAGCTTTGACTGTTGCGGTGTGCGGTCAAAGTACCCAGGAAGCAACGCAAAGTTATCGTCAGAGTCTCATTTTGGAGATCGGCACGGTTGCGAAGCTCAAAGAAGACCCAATGCGCGATGCCGTTCGTGACGAAGAGGGATTCGCGGCACTGAAGGATATTGCGAAACAAATGAAATAAAGGAATCAAGATGGCCGGTGGTAGCGAAGTCAAAAGCGTCCTGACGTTAGACGTATCTAAATTCACTTCGGCAATTGATAAAGCTACCGCCAATCTGGAGACGCTCGATAAGCAATTGAAGAGCGTCGGTAAGGTTTCGGTCGATTTTGAAAAGAGTGTTTCCGGCTTGAGCGCCGGAATTCTCAATGTTTCCGACAAATTCAAGATGCTGGACAAGACCGTTGACAGTCTTGTCGGCAAGCTCGGTCAGGCAATCGCCAGCGGCTTCGATACCGTATCCAAAAAATCTCGCGAAGCATCCAAAGACGTTGAGGGCTTTGGTAAGGCGGTAAAGCAAACCACGTCGATCAATGCAGATCAGTGGATTAAGAAGTACGCCGAGGAGATTAACAAGCTCGCGCCAGCTATCAAGAGCGCCATTTCCTCCATCGTTGAGTTTGACCGCGCTAACACCACGTCTGGCAACGTGTCAGAAGCGAGCGCGGCCAAGACGATTTCAGCGAAACTTCGCATTCTCGAATCTGAAAAGCAAACCAACTCCAAAATCATCGCGGATCGCGAGAAAATGGCCGCAGAAGTGCGCGCCATTCAGTCTAAACTGGAAGCGGAAGCGACGGCGAAACGTCTCGACGCATCGCTATATTTCGGCAAAAACGCACCAAAGGGCAACGCGCTACGCAGTGAAGCGTCCAGCCTTGACGGTATGGCTGCTCAGATCGGTCAGGAGATTCAACAGCTCGAAATTCTCATTAAGGAGCTGAAGTGGAAGA